GGCAGGTGCTGGCTGATTTGGCACAAGAGGCCCTACCCCAACAGGACGTCCTTTGCAGACTGCGAGATCGCCTACACGAGCCTCAATCAAAACGCCCGGGTATTGCCGCTCACATGGTCTGGAGCTTGGCGAGCCTACAAGGAGCCGAACTATGCGCATCCAACCCAGAAGCCGACCAGGCTCTTTGATTGGTGTCTGACCATTCCTAAGAAGGCTCCAGCATCTGTCGTCGACCCTTTTCTTGGGACTGGGACCACGATCGAAGCCTGTCTTCGCAGGGGAATCTATGTCGAAGGAGGCGACATGGAAGAGGAGTACTGCGAGATCGCTGCGAAGAGGGCTCAGGCAGTCGAGGCTGAAGTGAAGCGTACTGGGGAATTCGATGGCCCGACTGAAAATCCAGATCGGGGTCGAGGACAAGGATAGCAAACTCCGACTGACCCCCATTGACACTCTGCTTCCAGACATGCCTGATCATGTGGAGGCCCTGCTTGCTTCAGTCATTCTTGCTGCCGACTCCCGCGACCCACAGCCTGGGGACGGAGAGGTTGATGTCAAGCTGACTGAGCCTTTGAGAAAGGCCCTTGCTGGGCACGAGTCGCTCGCGAAGATGATTCCAGCGGACGCAACTGCGTTCGTCAAGGTCACCGTCGTCTGAAAGGAGCCTGAGAAGGCTGACTCGACCGGGCCAGGTCTCCCGAGGCGGAGGTCTGGCCCTCTTACCCCATGGCAGAGAGGCAGATAGACTGGGCGGCAATCAGGGCCGAGTGGATGACAGGGCAGCTCTCTGTCAGGGCCATCGCCAAGGCCTTTGGTGTCTCAGACAAGGCTGTCAGGAACCGAGCGAAGGCTGAGAAGTGGCCCCCAAGAAAGTCCGCAGTCCGCAGAAAGTCCGCACCTAAGAAACATAAGTCCGCACCTGACACCTCTGCGGACTCCAACGCGGACCATCCTCATTCATCCATCGTCCCAGCTGAAGAGATCATCGTTTCCCGTGGCCCTCTTGTTCATCCCCTAGAACGCATCTTCGAACTGGTCCTCCATCAGCGCAAGAGAGTCGGGCGGCTGCTTTCAGTCGTTGACTCATGCTTCAGGGACCTCGAAGAGCTGATGCTGATCGCGGAACTCTCTGAGCCCCCCAATGATGAAGCGGAAGGGGCAGGAGAGCAGAAGCCGGGCCGCTCGATGCCAGGGAGGCTCCTGCGGTTGAAGGTGGAGATCATGCAGGTGCTGACCTCAGTGATCCGCCAGATACACGCGGAAGAGCGAAGGGTCTTTGGTGTCTCCGAGGACCTTCCAACTGAGCTCGACCGGATGAGCAGTGATGAACTGGCTGAGCTGAGGCAGTCCATCAGGAACATCCTCGCAAGGAGGTCCGAGTGAGGAAGCACAAGGGCGGCTGGTCGAAGTGGCTCGATGAGGCCTGCCAGATCCCTCCCAAAGCAGAGCCCAAGGGCGAGCGCTTCAAGGCCTTCATTGAGAGGGTGAACCCTAGGTTCCAGTTCTGGCCATACCACAGGCATCTTATCGAGGTCGCCGAAGCTGTCGCGTTCGGTGAGATTGAGAACCTCATGGTCTGGCAGCCACCAGGAACATCGAAGTCGGAGGTCTTCTCACGGCTGCTTCCTGCATGGGTCATCAGCGAAAAGCCGACGAGGCATGCGGCCATCTGCACCTACGGCGCCATGCTGGCTCACGGCCTCGCCAGGGACGCGAGAGACTACGCAGTCGAGTCGGGAGTGACCCTTGATCCGGCCCAGAAGGCAAAGCTCTCGTGGAAGACCCTGGAGGGTGGCCACGGCTGGGGCGCTGGCTTCGGTGGGGCCGTGCGAGGCAACCGCTACAACGTGGGGATTGTTGACGACCCCCACAAGGACCCCGACCAGATCGCGTCCGATGTTCAGCGCGAGAGGCTGTTCAGGTGGTGGGACGTGACCTGGATGAACAGAGGGTTCCTCATCACAGATGACATTGTGGCGAGGATCATTGTGATGCAGAGGCTGGCCGACAATGATCTTTGCGGATGGCTCATGGAACGGCCAGACGCGGACAAATGGACCGTCCTAGCCCTCGATGCCGAATACTCCGATGAGCCATTCCTGAAGGAGGCTTGCGGCGGAAGGCTGATCAGGGACGAACGGAAGCCTGGCGAGCTCCTCCTGCCTGAAAAGATGGGGCCGGACTTCCTGGCCGCTCAGAAGATGGACGAAGACTCCTACTGGGCACAGTTTCAGCAGAGGCCGAGGAAACAGACAGGCAAAGTGCTGGACCCTCAGTGGTTTGCCCGCTGCCTCGAGCATCAGGTGCCGCCACTCATGAGCCGTGGCGCTGGCGTTGACCTGGCGGTCAGCAAGAAGCAGACAGCGGACTACACCGTCGCTTTTCCTGGGGGGCTCGGGACCGATCAGAACATCTACGTGTTCAACCCCTACCGGGAACGGTCGGAGGCGCCTGACTCTCGACTGGGGATTGCCCACCTGGCCAGGCGAAGGAGATGCTCCTGGATCGCGGTTGAATCAGTCGCCTTCCAACTGGCATTTGTCCAGGAAATGCGCCGGATGCCGGAGCTGATTGGGATCTCAGTCATTGAGGCTGATGCCGATCGCGACAAGGTCGCTCGCGCCAGGGGGTGGAGTCACCTGGCCAAGCAGGGGCGGATCATCCTTGTTGACGATGGGACTGGATGGATAGAGCGGTTCTTTGACGAGTGCAGGCAGTTCCCCAGGGGGAAGCACGATGACCAGATCGACGCACTCGGGATCCTCATCACTGCTCTTGGCCAGCATGTCGGTCAAGCCTTCGCCTCGGGTGGCCAGAGGAAGACTCTGAACTCGTAACGGGCTTGAGTGCGCCTGATCCCACGGTTCCCATTCCTTGCCTTCGATGACAAGTCGGGTCCGAGCCGCCCAGCCCTGGACAGAACCAGACACCGCCACCTGGCAGACCTGCTCCGGAGCGAAACGAAGGCGCAGAAAAGGATCCTGAAAGCCTGGCGTGGGGCGGAGAAGAGGATTCTGCGTGACCTTGCCAGGCTGCTCAAAACCATCCAGACCGCAGAGTCCCTGGGCGTTCCGCTCAGCCCTTCGATCCTCCACCGAGAGGCTCGGTACCAGGCGTTCCTTCATACGGTGCGTGAGGAGCTGGCTGGACTTGGCGAAACCACGGCAGGCGCCACAGCAGCCGCCCAGGAGGCGATGGTCAATGCCGGTCTTCGTCATGCCATCGAGCGGATGGAGGCCTATGTCCCTGACCGATCCTTCATTCGCCTGCCGAAGGAGGCTGTCTCACACTTGGTCGGCAACCTGACAGATGGCTCCCCTTTGGCTGAACTGCTTTATGACCTGCCAGGCAGCGCATCCAGCGAAGTGCGGCAGATCCTCATAGATGGCCTAGCCACAGCCAGGAACCCGCGTGAGATTGCCAGTGCGCTGCGCAAGGTCTCGGTAGACACCCCGCGGCAGCGGGCTCTGCTCATCAGCCGAACAGAGATCAACAGGGTCTACCGCTCTTCCCTGCTTGACTGCTACAGGGCGAACGATCACGTGTTCTCAGGCTGGGTCTGGCGCTCGGCCCGTGACAGGCGGACTTGCCCTGTGTGCCTTGCCATGGATGGACAGCGCTTCAAATGGGATGACTCATTCGGCTCTCACCCCGCCTGCAGATGCAGCCCTGACCCAATCCTCCGCTACCTGGATGATCCCGCCGAAGAAGCTGATACTGGGGAAGCTTGGCTTCGGCAGCAGCCAGAGACCAGGCAGCTGCAGGCATTGGGGCCAACGAGGCTGAAGGCGTGGAGAGAAGGGAGGCCGCTGGCCGAGATGGTGCAGGTCGTCCCTAATGATCGCTGGGGGCCAGGCCGCAGGATGCGGACTCTACGGGATCTGGGCCTTACCCAGATCCGTCCAATCAGGGCGCCAGCTCCAGTTCCCCCGCCCAGGCCTTCTCCGAAGCCAAGGCCCAAAAAGGCTGTGAGGCCAAAGCCTTCCCCAGCACCTTCTGTGTGGACAAGGCTGAGCCCAGATGCCTCCTACAGGGCTCAGCAGCTCTTCTCTGCTCCAGTCACCGTCATAGCCAGCCAGGCAGACCGTAATGCGCTGAAAGCTGTTCTGGGCTTTGATCCAAACGATGATCACTTGGCGGACCTTGTGGGAGCTCTTGGGGGGAGTCGAATCTTCGTCACTCGGAAAGGGGGCTCAGTATCAGTATCGATTGGCCACTCATTGGTCCAAACCCAGCAGAGAACCATCACGAGGACTGCCGCAGGCGAGGTCTTTATTCACAACGACGCGCTGGTTCTCATTGATGCAGCCAGAGGCGGAGGGGTCGGCCCAATGATGTTCCAGAAGCAGATAGATGCCTGCACGAGGAGCGGGCT